ATTCAATCTCGCAGACAATGTAGAGATCCGTGGAGCCTCGCTTCTGAATGGTATTCTAAAGATTGCTCTCGAAGCTATTATTCCTGAGCATAAGAAGCCAAAGAAGATCCATATTCAGGATCCTGACGAAGAGTATCCGTCACAAGCTGCCGAATTCTTGGCAGAAGGTAAAACCAAGTAAAAAGAAGGGGGCCTTTTGAGCCCCCTTCCCATTTATCCCCAATCAGCAAACTGCTTTGTCTTCTTGAGCCTATCATCTAGGCCATGAGTCCCACCATTGACACGCTTTGTGATCTGCGTGATGATGGCATCGGATACACCCTTGTCTGCAATCGCCAGCAGACCATTTTTACGGAAGAACCACAATGCAGACTCGAAAGCCAACTCCCCAACCACAAGATCAGGATTCGTCAAGACGTCAGGCCGTTGAACAGCAGCGGCAAAGGCTGTATAGTTGTCTTTCCCGGTCAGTTGGATCGGGCCTCGACCACGATACTTCCAACCATCTCCAGAGGCTTCTGATCCGTTCCCCATCCGATTAGCATACACTTTGTTTGCAATCTTCTCTGGCTTACGAGCATATCCTGCTGTCGAAGCAATCGTAGGGAAGTACTTTTTGAAGATGCCATTCAGACCCTTGTCCGAGTAGTTTAGATTTTCTGAAAAGACTTTGAAGTTGCCCGACTCGTGAGCACACTGACCAAAGAAGTGAGCAGCTTGAGTATTCGATAGCTTGAAGAAGTCTCTCGCAGCTTTATAAGTACCAGGACCCCACTTACCATCGGCAGCAATGCCACACTTAGTTTGGAGAGCAGCCAATGGACCAAGACCAGATACCTTTGCCGGCGGATTGGCCTGGGAAGAGGATTGCTGAGGAGCTGATTGCGATTGAACTGGAAGAGATACTCCGGTTGATCGAACAGTCGATGGATCAAAATCAGCAACAGTAGTGTATACAGTCCCACCTGCTTTTGATTTCGAAGCGATCATGCGAACCTTACGGTTACCGCCTTCCTTCTTGATCGAAGCGTGAACCCATCCTGAGTTAGTATCGCCCTTGGTATAGAACTCAAGGATGACCTGGTCAAACTCGAGGTTGTCAGCAACCCAGTCAGCTACCTTCTTATTGTCAACGCCCTTGACTTCGAAGTCAATTGCCTGACCATTAACATGCTGGGAGGTCTTCGAACCACCCACAGCTTTGTTAACAGCAGGAGCACGATAAGAAGAGTTGATCGTCACAGGACCAAACTTTGCACGGACAGGCTCTAGGATCTTCTCACAGCAGTAGCGCATATTCTCAATGTGCTCTGGTGTGGGAGTATTAGAAAGGCCAAGTCTCTTGGCAGTAGGAGATACGGTCATCTCTTCTAGATTGAAATGTTCTGTTAGTTTTGTCATTGTTTAATCCTTAGAATGGTCCGTGGTCTTCGTCTGAGTCAAGATACTTGTCGACAGCTGCCATCATTTTGATTTCGTTGTCTGTTTCGATTGACTCGGCTTGAGCGTTAATTACATGAGCTTCTGCAAGTTCCTTATGGTCTGTCGTACCGAGCTCTTGTGTCTTGACGTTCGGATCGAATTCTGCAGTCTTCATACCCATCATCGTCGCGAAGGCACCGACAAAAGCACCGATGATCATTGAGAAGGCTGGCCCAATGATCTTGAAGATTTCGTTGTTATCGATAACATGATTTGGCATAAACAAACCAATAAGGAAGATTGCAACAACTGATAGCATAATAGATGATAGCACAAGTGTGACCATCTTCATAATATTAAGTTGGATCTTGCCTTTCTCAAGCTCAAGCTCTTCGTGAGACGTAATTGGTGGGGTAGATAAAAATGATAGTAGGGACATAGAATACCTCAATTAATGGTTGACATTATTCAAGAAGTATTTATAATAGGAAGTTAATTGGAGATCATATGAGCACATTCTACACTCGAGTCGACCCCCTTGGTAATGACCTTCTCGTGCGGGGCTTCGAAGATGGCAAGCCCATCATGAAGAGGGTTCCCTACAAGCCGTACATGTTCGTACCATGTCGTACAGATACCAAGTACAAGACGATCGATGGCAAGCCTGTCGACAAGCTACACTTTGACTCAATGCGTGAGTGCCGTGACTACATTGGTCAGTACAAAGACGTTGCTGGTATGCCGATGTATGGCTTCGATAAGTTTCACTTCATGTACATCTACGACACCTACAAGGGAGAGATCAACTACGATCCCTCTCTGACGTCTGTTGTCTCGCTCGACATCGAAGTCGACATTGCCAACAGCAAAGGCTTTCCTAAGCCAGAGCTGGCAGAGAATGAAGTCACTCTGATCACAATCTCTCGTAAGGGTAAGAAGGCTGTGTTTGGATGTCAGCCTTTCGACAATAAGGATCCCGAGAACGTAACCTATTATAAGTGTGTCGACGAGACTGCTCTGCTTCGTTCCTTCCTTGATGTGTGGAACTCAGTCGAGTACTCACCTCACGTTGTTACTGGCTGGAACATCGACTTCTTCGATATTCCCTACATCATCAACCGTATTGCTCGTGTCCTTGGTGAGAATGCTGTAAAGAAGCTCTCTCCTTGGGGTATCGTCAAATCTCGTACGATCAAGCAGTTCGGTCAAGAGGACATGCAGACTGTCTGGGACATCTACGGTCTGAACATCCTCGACTACATTCAACTCTACAAGAAGTTTGCATACACTCCCCAAGAGTCATACTCTCTCGACCATGTGTGTTATGAAGAGCTTGGAGAGAAGAAGACCGACTACTCTGATCTCGGAACACTGGCCGACCTTCAAGTCAAGGACTGGCAGCGCTATACAGAGTACAACATCCGAGACGTCGAGCTCGTCGATAAACTAGATGATAAGTTGAAGCTGATTGAGCTGGTGATGGCTATGGCATATGATGCTAAGGTCAACTACCACGACACCTTCACTACGGTGGGTCTGTGGGATGTGATCATCCATAACTATCTACTCGATCGTTGCTATGTGATCCCTCCTGTGAAGGTCGGAGATGCACGAGACACTATCCTTGGTGGCTATGTGAAGGATCCTCAGGTCGGTATGCACAAGTGGGTGGTTTCCCTCGACTTGAACTCTCTGTATCCTCATATCATCATGCAGTACAACATCTCTCCTGATACGTACAAGGGCGTGTTCCCCGATGCTCCTATCCACCTCAGCGAAGGTCCCGACAAGGCTGAACCTCTTGTTATGATGATGCAGGATGGTTATCTGAACGCTGATCGCCGTAAGTATCTCAGGGATAATGACCTGACCTGTACTGCCAACATGCGTATGTTCTCACGATCAAAGCAAGGGTTCCTCCCTGCTCTGATGGAGAAGATGTATAATGATCGTGTTGTGTATAAGAACAAGATGATTGAGTCAAAGAAGCTGCTTGAGCTGTATCAAAAAGGAACAAAGAGCATTGAGATTGAGAAGGACGTTGCTCGGTTCAACAACCTTCAGATGGCTAAGAAGATTCAGCTGAACTCTGGCTATGGTGCTCTTGCAAACATCTATAACCGTTGGTATCGTGCAGACTTCGCCGAAGCCATTACATCTTGCGGCCAGCTGACTACTCGTTGGATCGAAGGTAAGCTGAACGAGCTACTCAACAAGACGTTCAAGACCGAAGACGTTGACTATGTGATTGCTTGTGATACTGACTCTGTATACATGAAGGCTGATAAGTTCATTGAGCTCTCTGGTAAGGAGATGACTACTGAGCAGTGCGTAGCCTATCTCGATAAGGTATCTCTCCAGCTTCTTGAGCCATTTATTGACAAGAAGTACGAAGAGCTGTGTCGTTATGTAAATGGTTATGACCAGAAGATGAGGATGAAGCGTGAGTGTATTGCAGAGAATGCTATCTGGACTGCCAAGAAGCGTTACATCCTAAACGTCTGGAACCAGGAAGGCGTTGCGTATAGTGAGCCCAAGCTGAAGATGGCTGGCATTGAAGCTATCCGTACCTCGACTCCGATGATCTGTCGCAAGGCTATTAAGGACACGCTCAGTATGATTATGAACTCTACAGAAGATAATATGCAGAAGTTCATTACAGACTTCCGGAACAAGTATAATGAGATGGCCTTTGAAGTTGTGGCCTCTCCTCGTTCTGTATCGGATTTGAATAAATACAAGGATGGTACTACCATCTTCAAGAAGGGCACTCCTATCAACGTGAAGGGTGCTCTGATGTATAACCATCTCCTCAAGCAGAACAAGCTAGAGAAGAAGTACGAAGCTATTGGAGATGGTCAGAAGATTAAGTACTCGTACTTGAAGACCCCTAACCCTATCCAGTCTAACGTAATCGCTTCGCCAGGAGGACTTCCACCTGAGTTTGGCTTAGACAGATACATTGACCGTGACATGCAGTTCGACAAGTCTTATCTTGAACCGATCAAGACGATCTGCGATGCTATCGGATGGAAGACAGAGAAAACATTCACACTAGAGGACCTATGGAACTAATATGGCAGACATTAAACTAGACGAAACATTTGACTTCGGCTTTACTACTATGGCCGAAGAAGACATGAAAGCAGAAGGCAATGATAAGGCACAGGCTATGTACAATGCTATCATGCCTCTGTTAGTAAACTTAAAGAAGGATGCAGATAAGAATCCTATCATCAATTGGCCTAACCGTGCGGCCAAGATTGATCTGTTTATTACTAAACTGAATCAGGTATTAAGTAGTTGACCTTTATGCCTCAATGTACTATATTGAGTCTAATGTGTGATTAAACAGGAGTTGATATGTCACTTATTGATAAGTTAAAGAAGAATTCGACTATTAAAGACACTTCGGTACTAACCGACTCGAAGTTCTTTACTAAAAAGGATATGATCTCTACAAGCGTCCCCGCAATTAACATTGCATTGTCGGGTCGTCTTGATGGAGGATTGACTCCTGGTCTTACTATGTTTGCAGGTCCATCGAAGCACTTCAAGACCTTGTTCTCGTTGATCTGTGCTAAGGCATATCTCGACAAGTACGAAGATGCTGTCTTGATGTTCTACGATTCAGAGTTTGGTACGCCGCAGGCATACTTTACGTCTGTGGGTATCTCGATGGATCGTGTTCTTCACACACCCATCACAGATGTAGAGCAGCTGAAGTTTGATTGTATGCAGCAGCTATCTAATATTGAACGTGGTGAGCATGTCATTATTGTTGTCGACTCAATTGGTAACCTTGCTTCCAAGAAGGAAGTCGAGGATGCAATGGATGGTAAGTCTGTTGCCGATATGACTCGGGCAAAGCAGCTCAAGTCTCTATTCCGTATGATCACTCCTCATCTTACTATGAAGGATATCCCGATGGTTGTTGTCAACCACACGTATATGGAAATCGGTATGTTCCCTAAGGCAGTTGTCGGGGGTGGCACAGGTTCGTACTACTCTGCAGATAACATCTATATTATTGGTCGTCAGCAGGAGAAGACTGGGACGGAGCTTACGGGCTATAATTTTATTATTAACGTCGAGAAGAGTCGTCATGTTCGTGAGAAGTCGAAGATCCCTGTCGAGGTCTTGTTCAACGGAGGTCTTTCGAAGTGGTCTGGTCTGTTAGACATTGCCATTGAGTCTGGTCACGTTATCAAGCCTGCTCAGGGTTGGTATTCACGGGTCAACGGTGGGACTGGTGAGATCGAAGACAAGAAGTGGCGTGTCAAGGATACTGATAGCAAAGACTTCTGGATGGATGTCCTTACCGATCGTACGTTTGGTGACTGGGTCAAGAATCGCTATCAGGTTGCTCATGGCTCGATGATGGCTCAAGAAGATTCTGTTGAGGGTGTTTATGCAGCGATCGAAGGTGATGAATGAACACTGAAAAGGTAATCCTATCTAGTCTTATCAATAATGATGAATATGCAAGAAAGGTTGTTCCTTTTCTATCTGTGGATTACTTCCACAATAAGTCCGAGCAGATTGTATTCAAGCTGATCGAAGAGTATGTTAACAAGTACAATGCTTTTCCTGCAAAGGAGGCGTTGCTTGTTGACCTTGGTAACAAGCCAATCAAGCAGGAAGACTTTGATCAATGTAAAGAGCTGATTGACGTGGTCACAGCTCCTAGCGATCTTAACAAGTCTGTTGATTGGCTTGTTGACACCACTGAGAAGTTCTGTCAGGACAAAGCTATCTACAATGCTATCATGGAATCGATTAAGATTCTAGATGATAAGAGCCAGCAGAAGCTATCGAAAGGATCTATTCCAAAGATCCTTCAGGAAGCTCTTGGTGTATCATTCGATCAGTCTATTGGGCATGACTTCATTGAGGATGCAAGCAATCGCTTTGACTTCTACCATCGTAAGGAACAGCGTCTTCCGTTCGATCTCGACTACTTTAACAAGATCACTAATGGTGGTATCCCTAATAAGACTCTGAACATTGCTCTTGCAGGTACTGGTGTCGGTAAGTCGTTGTTTATGTGTCATTGTGCTGCTGCTAATCTCCAGGATCATAAGAATGTTCTTTACATCACTCTTGAGCTTGCAGAAGAGCGTGTAGCGGAACGTATTGATGCTAACTTGCTAGATTGTCCTATACAAGAGCTTGTCAACATGCCAAGGGCTACGTATGATAAGAGAATGTCCAGGATCCGTGAGAAGTCTTCTGGTAAGCTGATCATTAAGGAATACCCTACTGCTTCTGCAGGGTCTGCTAACTTCCGTCATATACTCAATGAGTTGAAGATCAAGAAGAACTTTATCCCTGATGTGATCTATATCGATTACCTGAACATCTGTCTTTCGTCTCGTATCAAGGCAGGGGCAAATGTCAATTCGTATACTGTGATCAAAGCAATTGCAGAGGAGCTTCGTGGCCTGGCCGTCGAGTTCAATGTTCCTATTATCTCTGCCACTCAGACTACACGTTCGGGTTATTCTAACTCTGATGTTGGTCTTGAGGACACATCTGAGTCGTTTGGTCTTCCAGCGACTGCAGACTTCATGTTTGCCCTTATCTCCTCCGAAGAGCTCGCTGCTCAAGGACAGATCATGGTCAAGCAGCTGAAGAACCGCTACGCCGATCCTGACCGCTATAAGAGGTTTGTTGTCAACGTAGATAAGTCGAAGATGCGTCTCTGGGATGCAGAGGATGCGACTGATGACATCGTAGATGATACTCCTGTTATGGATAAGTCTAGGATTGGTGAGCGGATGAGCGAAGAACGTAAACAACAATTTGCAGGATTCAAATAATGGTTAATTACAAGGTAGAGAACAACAACGTTGTCGAAACGAAGACCAATCAGATTATAGCAAGTGGGATCGCTCCAGCCGAAGCCAAAGCAATGGTACGTCACCTCAACTTTGGTGGTGGATTCGATGGAAATACGCCATCTTTTTTTCTTGCGAACACCCAAGGATTGGTATTTGAAGACAAAAGTTTTTATAAATAACATATCAGTATGCGTGTAAGCGTAGCATGACTACGCTAGTGGCAAGTGCTTCGGCGACTGGAATTGACGGGGAAGCCGCAAAGGCAGGTGGGGTTCCTCCCGTTCACGCATAGAGGGCAGGCTCGAAAGGGCCTGCCCTTTTTT